ACTACTCTGGTACCTCTACTGACTTCCACGTCGGTTACGAAGGTTCCTCTGGTGTGCTTGGTTATTACATCCAAGCTGGTCCTTCTGTGATCTCGCCTGATGGCGGTGAAGCAGAAACCAAATTCACTGGTAAGACTGGTGGCTCTGTTGCTGCAAGTGAGAAGCTTGATGTCTACGGTGAAATTAGTTTTGCTGCCGACACTGTTAACTCCTATGGCACCAAAGTTGGTGTGAAGTATAAGTTCTAACTTCTACTGTGGTGGGAGGGAGGCACAACGTACTTACATACTTAATTACATGACTGCAACGATTGCATTAAAAAGAGAGAATGCTTGGGAGCAGTTCTGTTCCTGGGTCACCTCTACTAACAACCGTCTTTATGTAGGATGGTTCGGAGTCCTTATGATTCCGTGCCTCCTTGCCGCTACAACTTGTTTTATTATCGCCTTTGTTGGCGCACCACCTGTTGACATCGATGGAATCCGAGAACCCGTCGCTGGCTCCCTGCTGTATGGTAACAACATCATATCAGGAGCCGTCGTTCCGAGCAGCAATGCCATCGGACTACACTTCTACCCAATTTGGGAAGCTGCTACACTTGATGAATGGCTGTACAACGGCGGTCCATTCCAACTCACCGTATTCCACTTCCTCATTGGCGTCTTTGCTTACATGGGACGAGAGTGGGAACTTAGCTATCGACTAGGGATGAGGCCCTGGATCTTTGTTGCGTACTCTGCTCCTGTCGCCGCTGCGACTGCTGTGTTCCTTGTTTATCCGTTTGGACAGGGCTCTTTTTCTGATGCTATGCCCTTGGGGATATCCGGCACCTTCAACTACATGCTGGTGTTCCAGGCTGAGCACAATATTCTTATGCATCCTTTTCACATGCTGGGTGTGGCCGGCGTATTTGGTGGGAGTTTGTTCTCTGCTATGCACGGTAGCCTGGTCACGTCGTCACTTATTCGTGAGACGACTGAAGAGGTTTCACAGAACTATGGTTACAAGTTTGGTCAGGAAGAAGAGACTTACAATATTGTTGCTGCTCACGGCTATTTTGGTCGGCTTATCTTCCAATATGCTAGCTTTAATAATTCCCGTAGTCTTCATTTCTTTCTTGCTGCCTGGCCTGTTGTAGGTATTTGGTTTGCTGCGCTTGGCGTGTCTACCATGGCTTTCAACTTGAATGGTTTCAACTTTAACCAATCTCTGCTGGCTGCTGATGGACAGGTGATCAACACCTGGGCTGATATTCTTAACCGTGCCAACCTTGGCTTTGAGGTGATGCACGAGCGCAACGCTCACAACTTCCCGCTTGACCTTGCATCCGTGGAGGTCACTCCCGTGGCACTTCAAGCACCTACTATTGGTTAATTATGGACGACAAAGCTAAAAAACGCAGCGATGCTGCTATCAGTTTTCTTCAAGGATTTATTGGACGAAAGGAGAATATAGCTCCTGCCGCAAAGATGGTCCGCCGTGCACAAGCAACGGAGGAAGCCATCAAAAAAATGCGGAATAAAAAATAATTGGCAATGCAGCGTCCGTTCATCCCTTAATGGGACGCATGCTACCTGAGTCATGGAACGGGGACTCAGGATCTCCTTTGGAGGTAAACACCATGTCTGATGTTGAACTTATGGCACGTCTTCGTGAGCGTGAAGAACGCAACCGGAACGCTAAGCTCAAGTATCGCGGTGTGGCATACAACAAAAAATGATCAATGCCTAGAAAACATCAATCTTCAAACGCAAAGGCAACGCCCGTCCCTTACCATCCGTCTTCGGGTGAACAAGTGTTCAAGCGTTGCGGACACTGTGGCGATCAAAAGCCCGAGTGTCGTAAACAAAAGAAGTGCCTGAAAGGTCTTCTGTAATATTGGGAGTCGGGCACCTCAGAGTCGGACCCGGCTCCTCTTGGCATTGGCCCTTACGAGGATACCCTTTGCCGTCTAGACGGTGGGATAGACCACAATAAAAACTGAACAAAAAATTTCCAAACGTTTGGGAGCAAGTCTGATTAACTTTACTCCTTAAAAATGGCACATCAATCTTCTACTCTGACCACGAGTCTGACTCGTCCTGGTCAGGCTAACTCCGCGGGTGACGCCCGCGCTCTGTATCTCAAGCTTTTTAGCGGTGAGATGTTCAAAGGTTTCGAGTACAACGCTATCGCTCGTGACCTCGTGATGAAGCGTACCCTTACCAATGGTAAGTCTATGCAGTTCATCTACACCGGTCGCACGACCGCTGAGTACCATACTCCTGGTAACGCCATTCTTGGCAACAGCGACGGTGCACCTCCGGTGGCTGAGAAGACCGTCACCGTTGACGATCTGCTGATCTCCAGCGCATTCGTTTACGACCTTGACGAGACTCTCGCACACTACGACCTGCGTTCTGAGATCAGCCGTAAGATCGGCTACGCTCTCGCAGAGAAGTATGACCGTCTGATCTTCCGTGCTATCGCTCGCGGTGCACGTGCTGCATCTCCTATCACCAAGTCTAGCTTCGTTGAGCCTGGTGGTACTCAGATCCGTGTTGGCGCTACCGCTAACGCTTCTGATGCCTACGATGCTGACAAGCTGGTTGCTGCTTTCTACGACGCTGCTTCTGCAATGGACGAGAAAGGCGTCAGCTCCGAAGGTCGCGTGGGTGTTCTGAACCCTCGTCAGTACTACTCCCTGATCCAACGTGTCGGTGAGAACGGTCTGGTGAACCGCGATGAGCAGGGTACGGCTCGTCAGAAGGGTCAAGGTATCATCGAAATCGCTGGTATCAAGATCTACAAGTCGATGAACATCCCGTTCTTCAGCAAGTATGGTACCAAGTATGGTACTGGATCTGCTACCAACCCTGGCACCACCGATCCCGGCAACACCGGTTCGTTCGTGTCCCCTGCTATCGAAGACGCCGCTAACGACGTCACCGGTATCAACAACGAGTACGGTGAAGAGACCGAATTTGCTAACAGCTGCGGACTCATCTTCCAGCGTGAAGGTGCTGCTTGCGTGGAAGCTATCGGTCCTCAGGTCCAAGTCACCAGCGGTGACGTGTCCGTGATCTACCAAGGCGACGTCATCCTGGGTCGTTTGGCCATGGGCGCTGACTACCTGAACCCTGCTGCTTGTGTCGAGCTGATTGCCGGCGCTGCTCCTGGTTCTACCGGCAACGCTGCCTTCTGATCTTTTTTTGATCTCATTTGGGGGTTCCTTCGGGAGCCCCTTTTTTTTATCTATTACTACTATGCCTGTCACCTTTGCTGCGTCCACCGAACTGGATGCTGTTAATCAAATCCTAAGCTCCGTGGGACAGGCTCCTGTCACCACGCTAGATCTTCAGAACCCTGAAGTTGCTATTGTCTTGACGACCCTTCGTGAAGTCAACAAGCAAGTTCAATCTGAAGGATGGATGTTTAATCAGGAACGAGGATACACCCTTAAGCCTGATTCTACAACTGAAGAAATTCTTTATCCTACCAATGCGTTGCAAGTTGATACCAATCAACAAGAGCATCTGGATGACTACGATGTAGTACGACGTGGAAACAAACTCTACGACCGCCTCAACCATACCTACAAGTTCAAGAAAAATATCAAAGCTGATATCGTGTGGTTGTATCCATTTGATGACGTCCCTCCAGCTATCCAAGATTACATCACGGCTCGTGCTGCAAGGATGTCTGCAATTAAAACAGTGGGTGAAGCTCAGCTTTCCCAACTACTGCAAGAACAAGAAATGATGACCCGTGCCACTGCAATCGAGTATGATTGCAACCAAGGTGATTACACCATCTTTGGCTGGCGTGACGGAGAAAACTATTACAACAATTATCAACCGTATAACGCGCTTGCACGATGAGCACTATTTCCCAAAGGATCCCTAACCTGCTCCTAGGTGTGTCCCAACAACCGGACAAACTTAAGTTTCCTGGGCAGGTTAGACAGGCTACCAACGTATTCCCTGACTATGCACTTGGTCTGCTTAAGCGACCTGGTGGTAAATTTGAAGCAGAACTTTACAATGCCGAAGCTCGTGGACGTTGGTTTCCGATCCTTCGGGATGAAGAAGAAAAGTATGTCTGTCAATACGACACCACTGACGGACAGTTTCGTATTTGGAGTTTGATTGATGGACAGCCTCGTGCTGTGGACATGGGTACCACTGCTGCTACTGGACAGCCTAGTGGTTGTAACATTACAAATCTTAAATCAGATTTAGATGTATACAACACAGCCCAAGATGATACAGATACTAAACTTAATGATCTAAATTCCAAGCAAGCAACATACACCAAAACTAACGACGGACAGACTGCTACTAAAGTTAACCTGTTTGACGTAGATGTGACCTACAAGAATGGTTACTACGAAGAGACTCTGAAGTCTGGTGTACTTGAGCGTATTGATAACGGTCAACGTATTGTTAAAGATGATACTTTAACAGGCAATGCAAAGAATGTAGCAGTTGTTGCCAAAGGCGGTACTATGCCTGCAGGCTATGTCTTAGGCAATGAGCGTACAGATGACTACCCATGGTTTAAGCGTGATGGCTATCGTGTCTACGAAGTAGAGAAAGAGGTAGCTGCTGCTTACAACTCTACCCAGCTGAGCACTGCTAACACCAACATGGGTACGGCTCAGACTGCATACAACACTGCTGTCAGCACTGAGTCTACTGAAAAAGGTGACTACGATAGTGAGGTCACTGCCTGCGCTATTGGTTCATCTAACATCCCAGCTACTGCTTACTTGAAAGACGCTGCTCCTGAGGACATTGAAATCCTCACGATCAATGACTATACCTTTGTCTTGAATAAAAACAAGACAACAGCGATGAAGACTACTACGTCTGCAGCTGTGCCTAACGTTGCATTTGTTGTAATTAGAACTGTTGCGTATAACGCTGACTATTCAGTTACCCTTAACAGTACTACCGTAACTCACAGTACACCTGATACAGTTGCAGGTGCCACTACTGACGCTGGTACTATTGCAGCTTCCTTGACGTCTTCAATCAACGCTTTGAGTGGGTTTACTGCTACCCAAGTTGGACCCGGTATCTATATTACTGGTACCAGTTCCTTTACTATCAGCACTGCAGGTTCTTCTCAAGAGGAAGGTATCTTTGCTTTCCAAGATCAGATCAACCTTGCATCTCGTCTTCCTAACCAATGCGAGAATGGTTACAGAGTTCGTGTGACGAACAGTGGAGATGTAACTGCAGATGATATCTACGTTGAGTTCCAGACTACTAACAGTGCAGCCCGTGGTCCTGGTGTATGGGAAGAGACCATTGGTCCTAGTTTAAAATTTGAGATTGATGAGACTACCATGCCTCATCAGTTGATTCGTCAAGCAAACGGTGTGTTTAAGTATGAACCTGTGACTTGGGATGACCGTTTGGTTGGTGATGACACTACTAATCCTATCCCCAGTTTCATTGGTAAGAAGATCAACAACATGTTCTTCTACCGTAACCGCCTTGGTCTACTGTCTAACGAAGCAGTGATCATGAGCCGTGCTGGTGACTACTTTAACTTCTTTGCTAATAGCTCTCAAGTCGTTGCGCCTGACGATCCTATTGACCTTCAGGCTACCTCTGTCAGACCTGTTACACTGAACTATACGCTGGCTACTAGCATTGGTTTGCTGGTGTTTGGTCCTAACGAACAGTTTGTCCTGTCTACTGATGCTGATATCCTCAGCCCTACTACAACTAAGATTAACACCATCAGCACGTTTGAGTGTGATGCAGAGATCGATGCCGTAGCAGTAGGCACAACTCAGGCATTTATTAGTAAATCTAATCTATACAGTAAACTCTTCTTAATGCTTAACGTGCAGAAAGAAGCAGCTGCTACGATTGATGAGGCTACTACAAACGTGCCTGAGTATGTGCCAAGTGATATCGATTCAATGACAGCCTCACCGGCTATGTCTATTGTGTCTCTTGGTAAATCAGGTTCAAACACCGTGTACCAGCACAGGTTCTTTATGCAAGGTGAGAACCGGGTGCAGACCTGGTACAAATGGCAACTGACTGGTGATCTGCGTTTACAATTCTTCGATAAGACTACCTTCTACGCTGTTACTAGCTCTGGCAGTAACGTGTACCTGACGTCCTATGACCTGACACAAGCCAGTGAATCTGGTTACCTGACTCTGCCTACGGGTGAGAAAACAGACGTGTGTCTGGATATGTTCAATGTCAACCCGTACAGAACTTACAGCACTTCAACTAAAAAGACCACTGTTAACTTACCTTTTGATCACATCACTGGTAAGAAGCTAGCAGTTGTGGCTATCGGTACTTATATCGGTGATACAATTTCTGCTACCAGCGAGTCCGAAGGTTCGGTGTTTTACTTTGAAGACTCTGATATATCCAGCAATCAAGTGCTGCTAAACGGTGATTACCGTGGACGTGATTTGATTATTGGATATGTGTACGACATGGAGTTGGAGCTACCTACTCTGTATCCTACACAGGTTGAAGGTCGAAGCAGTGTATCTGACGTTACCTCTGATCTAATCCTACACCGCCTTAAGGTCTCTACAGGTCTTAGCGGTCCTATTACCTACAAGGTTGATATCACAGGTAAGGATGAGTGGACTAACATTATTAACGTTACGCTGCCTAATACCTACGTATTAAACAACGTCAACCTTTCTGCTTCTGCTTTACATGACGTTCCTATCTATCAACGGAACGAAAACGTCAACATCAAAATCATTGGAGATACTCCTTTCCCAATCAGTCTGCTAAACATCGTTTGGGAAGGTAACTACAACCGTCGATTCTACCGCCGCTCATGACCTACAGACCACGCCGCCGTTTGCTTACATCGACTATCACAGTTGGTAAGCATATATGTAAAGTATTTCTAGAACCCTGGCAATCTTCTGCAAGTGGTGGTGTGCTCTGGAGAGTCGGGTTTGCTGTAGGTAAATCACGACGACAGATAAACGACTGGTATCACGGTAAACGTAATCGACGCTATCGTAGTCTGAATAGGATTATGACCGGTACTGAGGGCTTCAAAACAATCCCACGTGGGTTCAATGAAGTCCTTAGATTGCGGTGGCTGATACCAGCAGGAGATACGATCTTCATTGATTGTACTAGCGCCGATCCAGAAAAACAATGGAAAACGTTTTCAAGGTGGCGACGATGGCATCCTGACTGGTATGTCAGCACAAATCTAAGAGAATTTTATTGGACTAAACCATTATGGCAATCGGAGCAATAAGCGCCGGACTGGGCATTGTTCAAGGTGTTGCGTCGATATTCGGTAGCAAACCTGTACAAGATCGTTCTGCACAGATTGGCGCAGCAGCTTACAACAATCTTTTGTCTCAGCGTAAAACTGAGATAATGAATGCATACCGTAAACGTGCTTTTGAGCGCAAGGTAGAGCAAGTTTACAAACAGTTTGACGAAAACTTTGCAGCAGCAAACGCTTCGTTTCAAACTGAACAAGCTAAATTTGGTGAACAGATGATGGCATTTGCTTTCCAAAAGGAAGGTATGATGCGTCAACTTATGGAAGCTGAGGGCTACGCTGCTGCTACTGAATCCTA